TCTGATGATACAGTTCTAGATGGTGACTTAAACGTTAATGGTGGTGAAATTCTTTCATCACAAAATACTTTTGATTTACTAATTGCTAATGATGATATAAGAATTGGTGCTGCTAATGGAAATGGTGAAACAGTAATTAATAATTCATTAAAAGTTAATGAGAATGTAAATCTTGAAGATTCAGAAACAGAAGTTACTATTACAGATAATGCAACAAATGCTCTTGCTATTAAAGAGGGTACTAATACTTACATTCAACTTCAGACGACTGATGCATCTGAAAGAGTTATTGTTTATAAGGATCTTTATGTTGTAGGTAACCTTGATATTTCTGGATCTACTACTACCATTGATACAACTACTTTAACAGTAGAAGATAAAAATATTGAACTTGGCACTAGTGGATCACCTACTGATCTTTTGGCTGATGGTGGTGGTATTACACTGAAAGGAACTACTGATAAGCTTATTACTTATGATAATGCTAGTGGATGTTGGGAAACTAATATTGGTTTGACAATTGCTGGTGGTGCTTTTCAACTTGATAGCAACGGTATCATCCAAACAAATATTCAGAGTGCAGGACACATTGAATTAGATTCAAGTGCTGCTTTTACTGCTTCTCCACTAAAATTATATGCTGATACTGGTAGTATAGAAATTGATAACCCTAGTGGCGATACTACTTTAAGTATTGGTGATAAGACAAATACTAATGGTCTCCTTGTTCTTACCGCAAAAACTTCTAGTTTAGAAATCCACAGTAGCAGCGATCACCCTATTGATTTTTCATTCAATACTGTTACAAAAGCATCAATCGGTATTGACGGAACTATTAGTGACAAGTTAAGTGTAGATATTAGAACAGTCAAAATCAATAACACAACTGGTGCTGAAATAGTTAATACTACTAACTATAGTTCTGGAGAAGCAATTGTCACTGTTGGCGGTGGTTCGGTAACATTTGAAGGAGGAGCAGCTGGATTATCTGCTGGATCTATGATTACAGTGGTAAATGATCACAGTTCTAGTTGTACACTTACTGAAGGTACTGGAATAACACTTAAATTTACTAATGGATCTACTGGAGATAAGACATTAGCGGGATATGGAATAGCAACGATATTGTATATTACTAATGCTGTAGCATATATTTCTGGTACGGGGGTAAGCTAATATGATGCAAATCATGTTTTTTGGTTATGGTGCAGGCGAGGGTAGTGTCACTACTGCTGAAGGACTTCCAGCTTCAGCAGTATTCTATGCTACAGGAGAGGATTTTAATGATAGAGGTCCAACTTTATATCCTATTACTAAAGTTGGTTCTAGTTTCACAGCTGGTTATGAACTTCCATTTGGGGGTTCTTCCAGTTTTGATGGCGTTAATGATCACATAAATAACACTAACAGTAATAGCGATATTGCCTTTGATACAGGTGATTTTACATTAGAGTGTTGGGTTTATTTCGAGTCTTCCGATGGCACTTTAGACACCATAGTGGATACTCGTTCATCATCAGCTGCAAGTGATGGATTTTTAATTGGTAGATTCCACACAGCTGGACATGAAAATAAAATTGAATTATATACTGATGGCAACTATCGGACAACTGCTGATGTAACGGTGAGTGATGATACTTGGACTCATGTAGCGGTAGTAAGAAGTAGTTCGGTAACAACAGTATATGTGGATGGTACGGCATATTCCTCAACATATAGTGACTCAAATGATTATTCAAATGAGGATTATATTCTTGGAGAAAATGTTGATGCTAACTATCAATTTCATGGGCAGATTTGCGACTTCCGCATGGTCAAAGGAACTGCTGTTTATACATCAAACTTTGCACCACCATTAGCACTACTTACAGAAATACCAAATGCAAAAGTTCTGCTTTGTAGGTCAAATATTAGTCCTCTTGCAAATGTTGTTACTCCTGGTGGTATCACAGCTTCAGGAGCAGTAGCAAGTTGGAATAATCCATTTTCATCGAATTTTGGTGCTCTAGCTGATGATTCATTTAATTTTGAGGGTTCTGATACTGAACAATATTTCCATGCAGGAACTAATACTTTCTTAGATGATTCGTTGAGTTCATGGCAGTTCCAATGTTGGGCATTTTATGAAAATGACTCTGGGCAGGCAGGTAATACGTCTTCTGATATGGGAATACTTGTAGATCAATATGAGAGTGGTGCAAGTGGTAGATTGTTATTTGGATTCCAAGAAGACCTTCTAGTTATGAGAGTTAATGGTGGTACTGTAGAACTTACTAGTGGTACTTTAAATAAACAAGTTTGGTATCATGTTATGCTTAATTGGGATGGAACAACTCATAGACTATTCGTAAATGGATCTTTAGTGGATTCTACTACTACCTCACCTTCAATATACACAGGTAAAAGAACTGAATTTGGTGGAGGTGGTGATTTATCAGATTATAATCTTCATGGATATATGAAGCATGTATTAGTAGAGCAAGGTGGAACGGTAGAAACCTCTAACTTCACTCCAACATGGACTTTCGGTGCAGTAGCTCCAGCCATTGACTACGGTGGAAGTGTAGAGTTTGATGGAAACGGTGGAGCTGTAAAAATTCCAACTCACTCAGATTTAAACCTTGGTACTGGAGACTTTACAATAGAATACTTTTATAAAATGGAGGATTCTGGTGAAAACTATTATACTATGTTCACTGTAGGTCAAGGAGATGTCTTTGACAGTATGGAAATGTATTGGAACTCCACTGATGATACTATTAGAATCACCAAAGATCACACTGAAAGGGGTCAAACCGGTGCGATCGGTTCCGATCGGTATGATACATGGCATCATATAATGGTAACAAGATCAAGTGGAACCACGTATACATTCTTTAACGGAAATTTGGAAGACACCTATACCACCAGTTGGGATGCCGAAGAAGATGATGATTGGATTATCGGAGATAGGATTCCAAATGCCACCCATGCTAATTACGAATTCAAAGGACTTATTTCTAACTTCCGTGTAATCAAAGGAACCGCACTCCACACTTCTAGCTTCACGGTGCCCACAGAACCGCTTGAAAATGTAACAAATACAGTACTCCTTTGCTGCCAGTCCGAGACTTCTGTAACTGATGCTGCAGTAAGTCCTACAACTCTCGTAGCAGTGTCTGGTGCAACAGCATCTTCAGATCACCCATTCGGCGGCAGTGGCGGCGGTGGCGGCAGCGATGTTTTTGAAATGATGTTTACTGAACCAGGAACATATAATTTTGTTCCTCCATCTGGTGTAACTTCAGTTAATGTAGTTGCTGTTGGAGGTGGTGGCGGGTGTGCTCACTATCCAAATAGTGTTACAGGAACTACTGGAGGTGGTGGTGGGTCACTATCATATAAAAATAATATTTCAGTAACACCTGGCACAACTTATACTGTAACTGTTGGTGCTAGGGGAACTGGTGCTTCAACAGTGACTGGCTTTTCCTATCCCGAAGGATATCAAACAAGTGTTTCGTCCTCCGCTGGTGCTGGAGGAACTTCTCAATTTGCTTTAGGTGGCACTACCTATTGTATGGCAATGGGTGGTGCAGGTGCCAGTGGTAGTACTGCTGGTGTTGGAGGAAATAGTACTTCAAATATTGGTGATGGTGGTGGATCTGGTGGAGATGGCGGAGATAATGATGGCACAACTTCATATTGGGCATTTGGTGGAGGTGCTGGAGGATATTCTGGAGATGGTGGTCATGGTGGACGTTGGGAAGCAGGAGGTGTCTATACAAATGGAGCAACTGCTGGTGCAGGCGGTGGTGCTGGTGGTGGAGCAGGGTGGGCTAACGTCAATGGTGTAGGTGTTTTTGGAGAAGGTACTAGTGGAGGAATTGGAGACCCTGGTTCTGGTGGAACTGATAATATTTTTGGTAGAAATGGTGGCACTCAATACGGAAAGTATGGTGGTGGTGGATCTGGTCATGGTGCTGGAGATCCTGCAAGTAGTAATATTGGACAATCAGGTGCTGTTAGAATTGTTTGGTATTCTGGAAGTAGTTTCCCCTCTACTAGCGTAGACGCGCCAGCAGGTCTTACAGATGAACAACTTAGAACTAAAGGAACTGCTATTGGCAATATGACACAGGATGGTGGATTATCTGCTGCTTTTGATGGAACTACGACTGGCGATTATACAGTTTCAGCAAGATTAGATCCTTCTAATAATGCTACTATCGGAAAAGATTTTGGCGAGAATGTATCTATAAAACAAGTTATTTTATACAGACCTGACGGTGATGGCACCACCAACAGCAATTGTTTCCCTGGCTCTGGAAATAATAATGTTACTCCAATGTATCTAGAACATTCTCATGATGGTACGACATGGCAAGAAGCAATGAGTAGTGATAATACTTCAAATAAAGATGTAACAATGGGTATTGGTGTTAGTATTGTGGCGCGTTATTGGCGCGTTAGATTTACTGGAGACAATAATGGTGGATCTGTCAGAGAGTGCGTATTTAAGTCTTCTTGACACACTAAATAACTCGTAGTATAATAACAACTGAAACTGAGGAACCGCATGGAAGCAGCAACACTTCGTGAAAATTTCACACAACAATTTAATAGCACTATTGAAGAGATCAAGAATCTCCAAGCACAAGTCGAAGCAAAGAAAGAACTTGCGTTAAAACTAAAAGGTGCTCTTGAAGCAATTGATTTGATGGAACCACCGGAGGAAACTACAGAACCAGAAGTAGTAACTCCAGAAGTAGAATAATATAAATACTGACCTTCCTTATAAATAACAAGGAAGGTCTTTTTTTGTATATGTCCGCAATTACACTTAACTTAGTGATAGAACAGGGGACTGATTTTTCAGCAACCTTTACTATCAAAAATACGGATGGCGCACCAGTCAATCTTTTGGGTTTTACTGCTGCTGCTAAACTGAAAACTAGTTATTATACAACCGGAGCGCCAACAGATTTTGAAGTTACTTTCGTAGATAGAAATAGTGGTATAATTAGAATTGATTTATCGGATACTATCACAACTACTTTGAAGGCAAGAAGATATGTTTACGATATTGTCCTAACATCAGCAACTGGAAATAAAACTAGATTTATTGAAGGGATTGCAACAATAACACCAGGAGTGACAATATAGTGTCTGATTACCAAATTAATGTAACTCAGGGATCTACTGATTTTACCGTAACTCAGCAATCTACTGATCCTTATAGTGTTGGTCTTAATTACGAAGCACCAGTAAAAGGTGTTCAATACCAGAATTTAATTCTGGATGATGTTGCTTCGCAATTTGATGGTGCTCAAACAGTATTTAACTTGAGTACTTCTGGTAAATCGTATCAACCATTGAACGATCAACAATTGATTATTTCATTGGATAATATTATTCTTCAACCTGGAGTTGGATATACAGTATCTGGAAATCAGATTATATTTGCAACCCCACCTGCTAGTTCTAGTGTGCCGTTTTTCGGTATTGCTCTTGCTAATACTGCTGATCTGACAAGAACAATTAATTATGTCGTGGACAATGGTTCGCGACCAATGACTACAGGTAACAAAGGTTATTTGACTATTAATGTTACTGGTACTATTAAATCATGGGTTTTACTTGCTGATGCAGATGGGACGTTAGAGGTAGATTTAAGAAAATCTAGCTTTGCTGACTATCCTAATGTTGTGTCAATTTGTGCAGGTAATACTCCGCAACTTGTAACTAGCAATAAAAACACTGACGTTGATTTAACCAATTGGGATACCACTTTGAATGCAGGTGACATCATACAATATGAAGTTATAAATACTACAGTATCAATCAGTAATTTTGCTATCGCTCTGAAAGTAGAATTATGATAATTTTACTTTGATTAAAAATATAAATATAAACAGATAAAACGAATTTTCCGTGGAGGAACACTTTAAATGGCACTTTTAGTACCTAATATTGGTGAGGTAGAATCGCTTCGCTATTTGCTGAATGCTACTCATCAGATCCCTAGAAACCTAACTCTAAAGCTTTTTACATCAAACACAGACCCCGCAGAAGGTGATGTTCCTTCTACGACTGCTTACTATGAGCCTTATGTTGATGGTAATACTAATGGTTATGGAACCACAGCACCGCTTGCAACAGGTTATCCTGAAGTAGTTAACAACCGTGCTGATCAATCATATGATAATAACTATGGCATCCTTTTAAACGGTAATCGCTGGGCGATTGCTACTGCTGGAGATCCTGTTGCATCTGGAACCGGCACAGGAACTTCTGCTGAGTACACAATTACGGTATCTTCAGTAACTGGAACTATTAGTGTTGGTAACCTTGTTTCTGGTACTGGTATCGGTGCTGGTTGTAAGGTATCTAGAGTTTCTGGTTCGACTATCGTTCTGACTGTAGCTAACTCTGGTGCTGTTTCTGGAACAATCAACTTCTCTGGTGGAGTTACAACTGCTACATATCCAGAGCAAACATTCACATTCCAAGCTGCTGCTGGTAATGTTTATGGTTACTACTTGGCTCGTGCTAACAACATGCCTCTGACAATTCAGGGTGTAGTTGATGCTGCCGATGCATCTGCAGGATCAGTTCTTACTAAGGGTGATAACACAGATCCTTGTAATGGTGTTGTTGGTAATTCCTTCATCACTCTTCCAAACGTTGCTTCCATCATGGATGACATCACAATTGGAATGGATGTTACTGGTAACAACGGCGTTGATTCAAATACCACTATCATCGGTATCGATCTTCTTAATAGAATCATCTATTTGAACAATGCTCTGATCGATAACATTCAGGTTGCTACCGACTCATCAATCACTCTTGAGTATAGTGAAGTAACTGCTACTTCTCACGGTTTGGTTGTGGGTGATGTTATTTACATTGCACAAGGTTCAACAAACAGTGGTACAGTTGATGCTACATATACAGTATTCTCTGTAGCTGATGCCAATACATTTACTACAACTCCTGCTCTGAAAGGAACTGGCGACCTTACTCTTTACAGCAGCATCATGTTTGCTGAAAGATTTACAAATGGTCCATACCCCATTCAGAACAACGGTGACCAAATCAAGATTACATTGAACGTCAGCCTTGACTGATATATAGTATACAATTTTTTATTATTTGTTTTTGTGGGGGGATTATGTCCCCCCTTTTAATGATAAAAAACATTAATGAATACATTTAACTACGATACATCACACGTTAACTTTTATGTAACTACGGATTTAGGATCTATTGGTGATTCTCCTATATCCACAGTTGATAATGGTGAGACGGAATATGATTTAGTAGTTTCTGGTGATTATATTGTTACTGGTGATACATTAGTTAACTTCTTTACTGAAGAAGATTATCAAGGAATTATTTTTACTGAAACAACTTATCCGTTCGGCACATTTAAGGTTTCCAATACTACAGACTCTGCAGCTACAGTAGTATTTGTATCGAAACCAGAACCGATTAAGTTACAACAAAAAGCAATAGTAGTTAGAAAACAAGCCTGGACCGGTTCAGGAACTCTCTTCGAGATCGCTGATGGGCGCGAGAGGATGGTTGCCCCATGGATAGGATCATCTGGTCCTTTGAGGGTTTCCGGCGGCGCTGAGAGCAGCGTAACGCATAAATTTACAGAATACTCAAAGACCTATGGTAGTAGCGTTGACTATGGACTAGTCCCTGCTGCTGTAGGTTCTTCTATAGCTTATGGACAAGTAACTGATATTGTTGATGGAGGAGAATTTGATAATGGTGATATCGTATCAGGAGATGGTAGACCCTACGGGTTATTCTCATTAGAAGGATATAATAGCAGTAATTTTAGAATTAAAGCATGGGCTGGTTCTGGTAACATTCATATTTCTGGGCAAGAAAGTTCCCAGTTAGATGAACCAACTCCACAAATCTATGTTGTAAAGACATCTAAACTGACTGGTGTTGGTTTAAATATCTATAATTCAACCAATCCAGATTCATTTACCCGAGCACCATATCAGGGAAGTGGATCACTATTTGAAATTGGGCAGAAAGACGAGAGAGCAATATTTACTTATGATACTAATTATGCTATTCAGACAGTAACGACTGTTGAAACTGCTCAAGATATTTGGTCTTCAGCAATTTCAAATGATCCTAATACTTCAGAAAAAAATTGTGTTTATTGGGCAAATGGAGGAACTGGTACTGGTTCTGATGATGGATTTGATATCGGGTCTCATATTCGTATTGGTGATCCAAATGCTGTAGATTATCCTCTTACCGGAAGAGAACTAGAATTCTCTCTTAATCTTGTAGGCGTAGAAAAAATTACGATTTCTGCTATTAGAGGTAATGGCAGTAATGGTGGTAGTTCATATGGTGGATCCACTCCAGCGAACGAACATTTATACTTTATGTTTGGTGCTGACCTGAATGGACCTGGATATCAGGGCAGCAATGGTACCATTATTGTTCCTGATCCAGCTTGGGGTGTGGATTCGGACTTTGATAGTTTGAATACTGTTGATGTTGATGTTCCTATATCGGAAAGAGTACCAAATTCTTATGTTAGAATTTTTCAAGCATACTACACACAAGATTCAACTCATGCATATGATAACTATGGTATAAAGTCTATTGAACTACATCATACTGTAGGATCAGACTATTATCAGTCTCTTCAGACAGATGATTATCAAACAATTAATCAATCTGCTGGAACTACAGAAAATTATGGACAAATTATCAGTCCTCCATCTGGTGGTGAATTAAGTTACGGTTCATTCTATCCCAGTTTTACTAAGTTCGGAGCAATCAAAGTTAATGGTTCTGCTACAGTAAGACAAACAGATAATTATACTGCATCTTATGTATCATCATATGCTTTTGAAGACGTTGGTCCTGATGTAGATATAACAAGTGATTACTATTATGTATCTGGTATTTGGATTAGAACTGGTGGAATTGGCACTAATTCATGGAATGGATTTAATATTGGACCCCATTATGAAATTGATGGTAACGATGGCATCAACCAGATGTCATGGTACCTTGATCTCACTGATGTAACTCATATAACTGTTTCTGGTATCAGAGGTAATGATAGTAACGGTGGAAATGAAGGATCAATCAGTCCAGATAGTTTAGAATATTACTTTACTAAGACAGGATTAACTACAGTAAATGATGTATTATTCCCTGCCGAACAAAATGAAGATTCTATTCCAGCAAACTGGTCTGGTCTGGAAGTAGCAACTGATGGTGTTAGCGAAAGAACTGTCACAGTTCCAAGTGAATTCAGAGTTTCTGGTGTTCACTTCAGTGTTCGATTATATTTCTCGGATGATGAATATGGCATAAAACAAGTAGCATTAAGAAATGCTGATACAAATTCAGGATTTGTTACAGTTCTTCCAGACGAATTAGTATCTAATTATAGCGCAACTTTAAGTGGTGTTTCAATTGAAAACTCTGGAGCTGGCACGGGCGTTGGTGCATTTGATTCAGGTGCAGGCACTAAGCATTTTAGATTCGGTACTACTAGCGGTGGGGAATATTACAGAGAGTTATGTTGGACAGTTAATGCTTCAGAATTGGATGAATTTATATTTGATCTTATTACTGGCAATGGATCTAATGGAGGAAATAGTCCAGAAGGTACTGATGACCTCCTTTTCTATTGGAACGATGCAAATACTTATCGTCCTATTGAAGTAATTACAGACACTGACGAATTCGATGAGTGGAAGAAAGTATTCTCTACTATACCACCAGAAGCTAGAAATGCCGGACAAGAATTTAAGTTAAGTCAATATGGATTAAGTACCTTTGATAATATTGGCTTAAGATCTATTCTATTTGTTCCTACACTGGATACAGCTAATTTCAATGTTGTAACTCCCAATCTTAAAACTGATACTGTTTTCCTTCGTGGTGATGCATCAGTTCAGTTTGTAGAACCAACACCGCAAGTTTATGTTGTAAATGGTTCTGGTGTTCTTACATTATCAGGCACAATGTCTGAGCAACATATTGTAGGAAACTATAGTACAACTGGTTCATTATTCACTTCTGGTCAGAATGATGAGAGAGCAATATTTGATTACAACGATAGTTCTATTGGGGTAGTACAAGATCCTATTGATAATGGATCACTATCCTCCTCTGGATCCACATCTGATTACGGTCAGGTTACTCAACTTTCTGCTGGGGAAATAAATTACGGTCAGGTAAGAATACCATATACCACGTATCCATTTGGAAGACTATTTGAAGTTACTGGTGGAGATAGAGCACATGCAAATCCAAGAGCATATCTAGGTGCTACTGCTGAGATTAGAATTGCCGGTGGATATAGTAATCTCCAGTTCACTTCTCAGGCTGGTGAATCAACAGTTCTCTTCAATACTTCTGGTGGAGATACTGATAGTTTCAGCAGACCTTTCATTGGTTCTGGATCACTGTTCCATATTGGAGATAGAATTGAGAAGGCAGTATATGCCTATAATAGTTCTTCTATCACAACTTATGGAGAATTTGATAATGGATTAATTGCAGATAGTGTTACAGAATATGCCACCGCTACTACTGTTAGTGCTGCAGATATTAACAATGATCCTAGCAATACATTAACAAATTGTGCTTATTGGGTAGATAGTGGAACTGGTACTGGTTCTGATGGTGGATTTGATATCGGGTCTCATATTCGTATTGGTGATATAAATGCAGAAAATTACAATAGTTTATCTTTAAGAGAAGTATCTTTATCCCTCAATCTTGAAGGTGTAAAAAGAATTAGGATTTCTGCTATTAGAGGTAATGGTAGTAATGGTGGTGATTCACCTGATTCTGGTGAAGATTTATACATTCAATTTGATACTTATCTCCCCTCAATTCTTGTTGCTCAAAACGATACAGAATTCGACAGTTTGAATACTGTTGATATTAATATTCCTGAAGTTGCAAGAACAGCAAACTTCCCTGTTAGAATTTATCAGCCTACAGCATCACAAGGTCAAATTTATGCATGGGATAACTTTGGTATAAGGTCTATTGAACTACAGACAGACCCAGACTATGGTTCTGTAGGTGAAAATTATGATCCTAATATTAATTATGGATCTATCTTAGTAGATCTTAATCCACTTGGAAAATTATTTGAAATTGGTGGATCAGCATCCGAAGAATTCTTCCCAACATTCAATTGGAACCGTTTGAGTCCTGCAATTAGGATCTTCAACGAACAGCAAGATCCTGCTGACTTCAGATTCCGTCCACATTGGAGAACTGATACTACTACCACTAATCCTCCAAAACTCAGAAACGGTCTTGGCGGAGAATTCAATACATATGCTCAGTCTAGACCATTTATTGGTTCTGGATCACTGTTCCATATTGGAGACAAACTTGAAAGTGCGACATATGATTATAATGAATCATCAGTAGTTGAATTCACTCCAGGTGGAGACTATGGTTCTATTACATCAGCATCGTCTACTAATATTGATTATGGTGCTGTAACTGATGTAGTTACTGAAGGTGAATTTGATAACGGTCAATTAGTAATTATAGAAACTACACAACCTTATGTTGGATTGTTTAGTTTCCAAGGTGCTGCTGAAACATTCTTCATTCGTGGACCTTATAGTTCCAAAGAAGGTTGCATTAGGATCTTCAATGAACAGCAAGATCCTGCCGACTTTACCTTCCGTCCACATTGGAGATCACGTCCTTACGAGCAAGGAAAACTTACTGGTAGTGGAGCAGAAAGTTTCAGTAAGGGACTTTACACTGGTTCTGGATCACTGTTCCATATTGGAGATAGAATTGAGAAGGCAGTATTCTCCTATAATACCTCATCTGTTATTGGTGGTTATGAATCAGAAGACAATGGATCTATTTCAGATCCAGTAACATCTTCTGCTGATAATGGTTCTATCAGTTCTGATTATCTTCCACCAAATACTGATCACGGTTTTGTCTTCACAGTCCCTGGTGATAGGAATCCATTTGGACTGTTCAGAATTTCTGGTGCTGCAGAGCTGCCAGCGAGCATAGTAAATTATGTTGGTACTGGTAATCTCTTCTCCGCTAGCGGACATGTAGAGTCGCTAGTCTGGCAAACACCTGAAGAAACCTTCCTTCTCAGAATGCGTGGTGGCGCAGTCGAGAAACATATTGAGAATTATGTTGGATCTGGACTTATTAAATATCCAGAGGACACACCTCTCGCTCCTAACTCTCATATAAGATTCCGTCCATGGTGGAGATCTTATGGTGAGATTAAGCTTTCTGGATTGGGTGGAGTTGATGATATTCTCAGCAACTATCTTTCTGGAGGTGGAACGCTTAAACTCAAAACTCCTAATGAAGGATTTGAGTGGACACAGTATAGACCATCACCACGTTATGTTAACTCTGTATATGGCAAAATTGGTGGATCAGCAACAGTTGCTGGTATATCTGTAAATAAAAAAGTTAATGTTTATGGATATTATGGTGATGATAGAGATCCAGGAACTTCTGGTTCACTATTCACATTCAATAGTGCTACAGAAGTAGCTGGTTATAATCCACTAACAGACACAGTTCTTTATACTGCTTCTGGCACTGCTGCTTCTAAATGGAATCCGGCATGGACATCACGTCCTGATGGTTCACCTAGACTTTCCGGTACTCCTGAACTTCAACTTAGATTTAACATCTTCACTAATCCTGAAGTTGAATGCTTTAAATATGATGGCACTCCAGATCTCAAGATCACTCTTAATTATCATGGTTCTGGAACATTATTTACTACTAATGGATCCAGTGAAGTTCGTGGGTTCAATCCATTAACAGATACAGTTTTATTCAAGGCAAGTGGAAGTCCAATTATTCTGTTCTCGCTGTTACATATTGGTTCTGGATCACTATTTGGTTTCGGATCTGCAGCAGAAGCAAGAACAATTCTTGCACCAGAAAGCACAGTTCTATTCATCCCATCTGGTTCAGGATCAGAGAATTTTGCTCGCATATATGAAGGTTCTGGATTAAATACTGTTTCTGGAACTGTTGAAGAAACACTTACAAATGCATATCAAGGGGAAGGTTCACTCTTCAATGCAGGAAGCGCAGCAGAAATTACAGCAATTTCCGAAGCAGAAAGCACTGTCCTATTCAAGGCTTCTGGTGGAGAAGCAAATGCATTCGTCAGATCTGCTCCTGCTGAAGGTAATGTTACTATCAGCGATAATCTGGATGAAGCATTCGCAAGACCTTATTCTAGCGAAGGTTCGCTATTTGGATTTAATGGTGCTGCTGAAGCGGTAACAGTAGATGAAGAATCTACTGGTTTATTCAACTTTATTGGTGATGCCAATATTGTTAGAGATAGATCTTTTGTTGGTTCAGGATCACTATTTGGTATTGATGGAGCATCAGAAGCAAGTGTTATTTCACCTGATCTTGAAACTGGTCTGTTTGAGATTACTGGTTCTGCTGTTGGAATTAGAACTAGATCCTTTACTCCTGATGGAGGAGAAACATTTGTTTATGGTGATGGTGGTGTAGTATCAACCAGAACTTACAGTGGTAAAGGTTCACTCTTTGGAATTGCTGGTGCTACTGAATCTACTACAACCAATCTTCCACAAAATACACTTCTTTATAATGTCGAAGGACGTGGTGTTGTTACTAGAGCAAGAGGTTTTGCTGGTTCTGAATCTATATTCGTTAGTGGTAATGCTATCCCTGTTGCGGCAATTTCATTTGTTGGATCAGGAACACTCTCAACATTCAATGGTGCTGCAGAATCCAGAACAATTGCTTCTGAAAGTACTGTCCTCTTCAAACCAAGTGGAAGTGCAGCAGAAAGCTTTACTGAAGGAAATTATGATGCTGCTGGAAGTGCAACAATTTCAGGTGAAGCATCTGATATTAAGAATACTCGTAGTGAGACAGTATTCGCATATGTATCAACTAGTGGCAAAGCAATTGCTAGACGGACATATGGTTACCTCGGAACGGGCACGTTCTCAACATTCAATGGTGCTGCTGAAGCAAGAGCAATTGATATTGAAACACCAGTATCTATTAATCTATTCACCGTTGTTGGTAACAATCCAGGAAGTGTTACAAGAATTACCCAACCAGGAACAGCGAAGTTTGTTCTGACTGGAACATCTGTAAATGTTTTAAAACTCTTTAGTCCTATAAGAATATTCAGCACGATAATATAATTATTCTTATAAATAATAGAAGAAAAAGATACGGATTACTTTTCAATGACTACACAAGTCCAATTCCGAAGAGGAACCAGCTCACAACACCTAACTTTTACTGGTGCAGAAGGGGAAATTACGGTTGACACTGATAAGAAGACTGCAGTGGTACATGATGGAGTGCGGGCAGGCGGTTATCAATTAGCAACCCAACGAAGTGTTGCTGCTATGGCAATAGCTTTAGGCGCGTGATGTCTTATCAAGTAAACCATTATATAACAGTAAGGAATTAACAAATGGCAAAACATTTAGTACATTATTACACTTTCATACCCAGTAGTAATACTGTTATAGTCAAAGGTAATATCTCAGCAAAAAGATTACTTTTAATCACCAATGTAACTGAAAATGAATCGATCTATACATTTTCGGACTCAGGTTTAGGATTGGAATCCAGAACTTATGATGGAGCAACTGATGAAACTACATTTGTATTGACATACAGTTGTAATGCTATGTCATCTAATGATGAATTACAAATTTTCTACGAACAAGATTATGTAAATATTGAACCATCTGAAACATTTGTTGACCCTGTTTCTAAGTTTAGAGTATCTAGTCCAGAAAACTTAATTGATACTGACTTTGAATATGGTCCTCAGTCTTCTAAGTGGGAAACTCTCCAGACTATTAATAATATTCCTTCGTTCTATGCATCTACTGCTGATACAACAATTCCATATATTGTATCAGTAGAATCAGTTACTGGAAGTGAAATTATTACTGTAACGACACAGTATGATCACAACTTACAGGTTGGTGTTCCTATTACAGTAACTGGACTATCATCTCTTACTGCAGAAGGTGCTTATTTAATTCAATCAATTCCTAGCACTACTACTTTCTCATATAAGGCAAGATCGGCACAACCAGTAACCGCTAGTCTTGAAGGTACTTATACCTCAATTATCCCAGGTAAGTTCTTTCAAGGTTCGCAGATTAATCTTTCTCCAACCAGAGGGATTACAGCTGACTTTTATCAAAAAGTAGTAAAAGTCAAAAGCGTCAATGTAATTACCTTAACCACTACACTAGCTGCTGATGTTCTTGTTGATGCATCTGTTAGTAATGGATCTGACACTGCTAAGATCGTTGCAGTTTCTGGAAATCAGATTACAATTACTGATATAGTAGGTTCAGTATTTGCTGACGCCGATACATTAACAATTATTGGTGCTGATGGCACTTATACCGTTGACACAGGTGGAGTATCAGGGGGTAGCAATAAGTATTTCATTGATGATTTGTTGACACCAGTTCTTGATATATCAAGAAAAGCAGTTTATGTATTTGATGTTTCGGATAGCTCTAATACTAATCACCCATTTACATTTTCTACTACTGCCGATGGTACTCATGGTGGTGGATCTGCTTATGACACATATGTATATCGTTCAGGAACAGAAGGAACATCTGGTGCTTATGTAAGAATTTATATTACAAATACACAACCAGCAGCAACTACGTTATATTATTACTGTGCAAATCATGCTTCAATGGGTGGTGATGGTGAATTAGATATCACCCACGCTACACAAAGTATAATTCTTCTGACAACTGCGGCAGAACATGGATTCGCTGATAACACAAACTTCTATTTTGTAAACACAGTATCACCAAAAATTCTTGATGTTGTTGATCCTACAGCAACTGCGCCCGATGGTCAGCTTTACGTTGATATTGTTGCCCAGTCGGTGCAATCTCCTCAGGCAGATCCTGCACAGACCGTACCATATAACTATGAAACAACATATACATTAAGATTTGACGAATCTGACATTGACTATGGCAATGATACTATTACCATAACTGGTCATGGACTTCAGAATAGTTATGCAATGCTTTATTACCCCAATCCTGGTAATACTCCAGTTGTTGGACTGGATAGAATGCAGGTTTATTATGTTGAAGTAATTGATGCTAACACGATTAAACTTAATGAATCACAAAGATTAAACTATAATTGCAACCTTCAATCTGGCGGAACATTTACCTATGGTAATCATAACTTAGGTCTTGTTTATAATATTTACCGTGAATACAAGGCTTATGGTGAATACTACTGCCGATGGTATACATATGGTTGGAACTTTGGTGGAACATATTCTGGATATGACCTGCAAAATGTTAATACCACTTATGGACTAGGTGCCCAGTCATGGGAGATTACAGCATGTTTCTCCACTAATCGCAGTAACAACAATGGAGTAACTGGTAGTGCTCAAGAATTCTATTATAATTATGCGTGGAAGTTTGCTTTCGGCACGGCTTGGAAAACCTACGGATATCATCATCAAAGTCTCCCCTTAGGAACTACTGCACAATGGCAAGGAACATATGATTTCTTGACCGATCATGAGAATTATGGTGTAAACGGTGACAATAATGGTGATTATAGTTATAGTTATACTGTAGGTGGTCTTGGTGGTGCTGGTGGTTCTAAGACTATGTGGACAACAAGTTTCTATTGCGCGAACATTGATAGTAGTAAATACTTTAATATTTATGGTGGTGAGTATTACTTCTGGTATCTTCAAGGTTATCATTACAGTTCAATAGATCATTACTTTAATGGCATCGGCAGCGATGGCAATACTAACGTATACGTTGCTCTTCTTAAGAGAAATACATCCACCAACGATAGTTTCTATTCAGCGGCACATGGGCTGGATAATAATGATGCGGTTACATTAACAAGTACTGGGGCCATTTATTACTATAATGATGTTTATGGTAATAACACTAGTACTACTTCTGGAACATGGTATATCGATAAAATTGATGACAACCGCTTTAGGATCAAGTCAAGCACAGGGGCTTCTCCAATAAGACTTGCAGGTGCAAATGGAACTCAAACGTTCTCTATTACTAAAACTAATCCACTAAGAAACTCAATTTATATTGCAGATAATCAATTCACTAGTGGAGAAGTCTTAAAGTATGAGACAACTGGAACTGAAATAACTGGTCTTAGTAATGGATCTTCATATTTTCTTACCAATATTAATGGTAATAGATTTACTCTCGCCTCATCAGCAGGTGGTAGTATGATTACATTATCAGGAGTGGGTGCGGGAATTCAATCTTTTGAAAATACAACTGCTGACTTTGGTGTAGTTGATGGTTCTTATACGACAACCAAAGCCATTAGTGATACTGAATTGGAAGTTACAGTTCCATTTAAAGTTCCTCCATCAACAAAAGGTTTTGATGCTTCGGCGAATGTTTCTTCAACACATATAACAATTAACAATCACTATTTTGGAACTGGAACAAGAGTAATTTATGATGCTGCTGGAGGTTCTGTTATTGGTGGTCTAACTGACGGTGCTGATTATTGGATTTCTATTATGGATAATAATAATTTCAGAGTTTGTGCTAGCGAGAGTGATGCTCAATCTGATAATGGAATTACATTGTCTGCAGGAAGCGGAACTCAACAATTCTATAGCAGTAATATTTCTGGTGAAGTATCCGGTCCTGGTACAATCGAAGTTAATAGTGCATCAAGAAAAATTGTTGGAAGTAATGCTGCATTCCAAAGATTCTTCAAGGTTGGTGATAAAATTAAAGTTGTTGATGCTACCAGTTCTCCTGGTACATTAATCGAAAAAACAATTACTGCTATTACTGACGATGATAATCTTTTAGTAGATTCAAACTTTAATTTCACTGACAGTTCAGCTGTTTATCTAATTCCTTCTTACATTTATGTAAGACCTGATGGTTTCTATCTCCATAGACCGTTCGATGGTGGTATGGAAATTGGTACTGCTAAGTCACCTAACGCTAGAATTTCTAGACAGACACGTAAGTATTTCCGCTATCAGTCTGGTAAAGGTATCCAAACTTCATATGCAATGAATTTCATCCCATTAATTCCGATTCTTGATCTTACATATGCAACTGAAGGAACTTTGACCACAAAAAATGCTACAGGCACTCTAGGTGAAACAACCCTAACTGTAAGCGACACTTCAGGTATTCTCGCTTTAATGCCTATTAGTGGTAATGGTATTGCCGCTGGCACTAGAGTTATTAGTGTAGATAATGCAACTACATTTACAATAGATAAACCATTGACTGGTGCTCTTTCTTCCGAAGTTGTCACTTTCAACCAAATTCACAAAGGTGTTATTAGAACATCCAAACCACATAATTTAACTACAAATATCGCAGTTAAAATTGTTGATTCTGATGAAACACATTTTAATCATACTTCATATGCCTGTGATATTATTGATGATTTTAACTTTAAGTATCTTCTAGATAATGAACCTACCAATAGTTCTTCTGGTGGTTTCCCTAAAGTACAAGTTCTTGCCTGGTCTGAATGTGATGTTCGCGCAGGTATGTTTGATAATCAAAATGGTTTCTTCTATGAATTTAATGGGTCTACATTGAATTGTGTTAGAAGAAGTTCAGTTCTTCAAATTCCTGGAAGAGTTTCAGTTAATAAAGGAAGTAATATTGTTACTGGCACTGATACCAAATTTACTTCTGAACTAAGTATCAAAGATCATATTGTGATTAGGGGCATGTCATACAGAGTTGTTAAGGTAACTAGCAACAGTCAATTGACTGTTCAACCTGCATATAGGGGTGTCACTGCTTCAAATGTCATTTGTACTAAAACAGTTGATACTCGCGTAGCTCAAAACAACTGGAACATTGATAAGGCAGATGGTGATGGTCCTTCTGGATATACCTTAGATATTTCTAAGATCCAGATGTGCTACATGGATTACTCCTGGTATGGTGCTGGTAAGATCCGCTTCGGATTTAAGGATCAGAATGGTCACGTCAAGTATATGCATGAGTTCAAGCACAACAACATCGATACTGAATCTTACTTCCGTTCAGGTAACCTACCTGCTCGTTACGAAATTGAAAATGGTAATGCTCCCACTTACACAGGAACTCTGTTCCATTGGGGTACTTCAGTTATTATGGATGGTATGTATCAAGATGACGAAGCATACTTATTCACAGCATCCGGTAACGTCCAGAAGTATACAAACGCTACTTCTGTTAATGTAACTAGTAATGGTAACTCTGCCATTATTGAAGAATATATAAACTGGTATACTAGAAGATACTATATCCGTATCCCATTCGATGCTGGTACTTATGCCAATGATTTGCCTTCAAATAGTCTTATTTACAATACTACTGTAGCAAATGGATATTTCCTAGATGGTAAGCGAACTCATCCTCGAACAAGAACCTCTGGAAGTACACATTACGTTTACATCTTATATACAGAAGGGGTCATCGAATATTTCCCAAGAGGTTATTATAATCAAATCTACTCTACTCTAGGAAATCCAGCTGTAAATAGTGGAGAAACATTTAGTGTTGGTGCTCCATCTGGAACTGATAACGTCATTCCTATGGATATCCCATTAATTTCAATTAGACTTGCTCCTTCAGTCGATTCTTCGATCACAGGTGCTCTGGGAGAAAGAGAAATTATTAACAGAATGCAATTAGCTCTTGATTCAGTTGGTATTCTTACCACACACGAAACTGAAATTAGTTTGCTCCTTAATGCACAATTAAGCAGTGATGCTTATCAAAATGTTCAAGAACCTTCCCTCTGCCAACTTCTCAAACATGAATCTGATGAAGTTGTTGCTGGTGGTTCAACTATTCTGTCATTCAGAGCATCTGGTAGTGGTAACGGTCAATCTCAGGGAACTGAATATGACCTAACAGAGATTTCTGACTTGGGTAATGCAATATTGGGTGGTGACGGAGTATTCCCGAACGGTCCAGACATCTTGACAGTCGTCGCAAATATTGTTGACTCTACTGATGTAAGCATCTCAAATCCATATTCAGTTTCTTCTAGGGTTACCTGGAAAGAATCACAAGCATAATTTTAGGAGTTACTATCAAATGACACATTTTACAATATCAGGGGATGGTTCTTATACCCTCTCGGATTTAAAACAAAAATTAGAAGAAATTACTGACTGGGAATGGGACGAAAAAGCAGATGATACTGCAGAATGGAAAGATGGTGAAGTAAAATTTCACGAAGCTGTCCATGTATATGAAGCACTTAAAGTTTCTATTTTGGGATCAAACCCACGATTAGCTGACAAAGGTGAACTCAGGAAACTTGCAGATTTGTGGGACAAATACTCCACAAATAAATATAAAGTTCCTAGAGTGGGATTTGAGCACAAACCATCTTAAATAATAAAAAAGGGGGAAATTTCCCCCTTTTTTTATCTGATTACACCAACAAGTGAATATCTAACATCATCACAATTAGCATCATAAGTAATTCCATGCCATCTATTTCCTCTATACATGGAACATGAATTATATTCTGCTGGTAGATATAGATATCTTTGATAGAAATTATCACCAGTAAAATAGTTCCACTCTTCCCATCCCGATTCAATTTTGTAATTTTCTATATTATCGTCATAATTTTGTTGTCCCCTTCCACGATCACGCAGTAAATCATATAGTGAATAGAAAAATTTATTATCTTCACCAACAAACTTAAAGAAAGAAGTTCCTGTATTTGGAACATCAGTTAAATAAAAATTTGCTGCTATAGAAAAAGGATCAACATGAGGTAAATAATTAGTATTATATGACCTCATCCCAGGATAACAACAATTGGTGTAATATTCAAAAATTACATCTTCTCTATTGTATTTAATAAGTTTATTAGCTGTTGCTATGTCATATATTGAATGACCCAACATTAAAAGGTGAGTTCTGTCGATTGGTTGCTGAAAACCAGGTGCTTTACTTGAAATATGAGTCATGCCATCTACTTCCATAGACATATTCCTATCTTCCACCGGGAATTTAGAAAGAAACTCAGCTAAATCATCAGGGCGTTTCAAAACATTTCTTATCCTTAAATATTTTGTTCCCTCACATACATTAAATTCAACTTCCATATCAGGATTAAATTCAACTAATGCATCTAATTGACGAGCAGTATATCTAGTAAATTGATCTAGAAGCATTTTATTCATTGTTTTGGAGGTTCATTAAGTGCTAGGTTAATTCGATAGGATTCTTCTGTTGAATCATACTTATGATTAATCCAGTTACCACCTTTAGTAATAACTACTCTATTTTCTTTTGCTGGAATAAATCTAGTTGTTTCAAAATAATCATTATCTTGATATTGAGTATATTTTTCTAATGATTTATCTACACCATGTTTTACATTAAGAAAATCAGCAATTTCTGAAACTAATTCTTTATCAGTAAGCCTAGTAATATCATCTAGGCAACTATATCTCTCACCATTGTAAATTAAATTATATAAACTAAGTCCATTATTCGAGTTTTCATCTGAATCTAAAAATAGTGTAGAATAGTATGATCCAGTTGCAGGCATTGGGGAATTTGCATTTTTATTAATAATCATATCATTATGAAAAATTTGTCCCGTCATAATACAACATCTTGATAATTTATTTGGAAACCCTCGGTCCAATAAATTGTCATTAACTCTCTGTGGTAGATACTCACATTCAACTAGGAATTTATAAATTTCAAAAATATACTGTTCAAAAAGTTGTATTGGTAAAATTTGACAATACCCTGGTGGTTTTGCAAGATCAGCACTTATTATGTTGTGATTATATAAATCGGTAATAAATTCATCACTATTATCAACAGGAAATTTTAAAAGATTATTTTTAAAATCATCAAAGTTTTTTAAACAATTATCTATGACAATATAGTCATCAAACTCTTCAATAATACAATCTGGATTTATACCTTGATTATTAATATAAAAAGTACGAATTTTATCACTATACATTATTCTTCTTCTCCTCCTGTAGGATTAATAATTGCACTCTGCTGCGACGACGAAGATTCAAGGTTTCCTAATTCTTCTGTATTAATGCTAATATTAGTTCTATGCTTATCTGCTACAATTTCTTCAGTATTATCTTCTTGCCATTTTTGAATTAAACTTATATAAGTTTCTGATAAACTAGTATGTGGTTCATAAATTACACGAACAAAATCATATGTAAAGTTAAAATCAAAATGTTTTGCTAACGGTGCCCAAAGTTTAAATGAGATCGTGGACTTATCTTCTGGATCATCAACTACTTCATTATCAAGAGCAACGACTGTTTCACATTTATGATCAACAACAAATGGATGACTGACAAAATATCCTACAGATTTATTTTGTTCTGGGTCTATTGCTTCTTTGATATCAGCAATAATGGTTTCTCCGGTTTCTAATAAACAAAGTTGAATGCTCATGGTTTTAAATTTCTTTTCTATATGTTAACACAATACATTAATAATG